AACAATTATAAGATGTATAAAAAAACTAATGAGAAATTAAAAGAATTAGAAAATCTCTTTACATTTAAAAGCAATCTGACTATTGATCAAATTGATAGAGTTCATTATTTAGAAAACAAATGTAAATTGATGGAAAAAAAATATGATACTGATTTATTAAAATTGGTTTTAGATATTCCTGAAAGCAAAGAAGATGAGGCAGAGGAAAGAATTAAGCTAATGATCAATGGATGGAATTGGAAAAAATAATTTAAAAATCGTTATATAAATATGAAACCTAATAAAATTAAAATATCAAAAATAAAATCTAATCCTAATAATCCAAGATTAATTAAAGATTATAAGTTTAGAAAATTAGTCAAGTCAATAAAAGAATTTCCTGAAATGCTAAAACTTAGACCAATTGTTGTAGATGAAAACAATATTATTCTGGGAGGGAATATGAGATACAAGGCTTGTATTGAAGCAGGATTAAAAGAGATTTATGTTATCCAGGCAGATGATTTAAGTGAGGATCAGAAAAAAGAATTTATAATAAAAGACAATTCTTCTTTTGGAGAATGGGATTGGGATGTTATTGCTAATGAATGGGATATTAAAGATTTAAATGATTGGGGTGTTGATATGCCTATTTTAAATGAAAAATTACAAGTGATTGGGAATGAAAGTCCAGAAATAGAAGTTACAGAGGAAATTCTAGAAGAACATAATTATATTGTATTTACATTTGATAACAAATTAGATTGGCAAGTCGCTAAAGAAATATTAGATATTAAAACAGTTGCTAAGGATGGATATACAGACACTTATATGCAAAAAGGTGTTGGGCGAGTTAAAAAAGGAAAAGACCTCTTAAAATTGATTAATGGATTATAAAGTATATATACCAAGCATGGGGAGAGCAGGAAAAGTGACAACCCATAAACTGTTTAAAGAAAGCATAATAGTTTGCCCTAAAAAAGAAGTAAAAGCATATGAAGAATATCATGATCAGGTTTTAGGAGTTGATGATAAAATAAAAGGAATAACAAAAACAAGAAATTGGATCTTAGATAAAAATGATGCTGAATGGCATATACAAGTTGATGATGATGCATTAAGTTTTCATACATACGAATGTGGAAAATTATTTAAATTTATTGATGTTGATAGAATAGATAATATATTAAGAAATCAATTTTTAGTATGCGAAGAATGGGGACATAAAGCTTGGGGATTTGCATTAGCAAGTGATTATAAATTTTATAGAGAATATTCTCCTTTCAGTTCGCAGGGAGTTATTGGTGCAAATATTTTAGGAGTTATAAAAAACCCTATTAGATTTGATGAAAGATTAAAAGTAAAAGAAGATTATGATTACTCAATGCAACATATAGCTAAATATGGTGGAGTGCTTCGTTTTATGAAATATGGAATTGATGTTATTCATTTAACTAATGAGGGTGGATGTGTAAGCTATAGAACTAAAGATGTGGAGATGGAAGCTTATAATGTTTTAGTAAAAAAATGGGGAAAAAAAATAGTTAAAATTCAGAACAACAAAAATTTTGTTAAAATGAAATCACCAAGAAAAGGAATATAAAATGGACAAAAGTAGACACATAAAAAAAGAATCAATGTTAAAAGCATTGGAAAAGAGTTTGGGAGTAGTTAATAATGCATGCAGAATAGCTGAGGTGCCTAGATCTACATTTTATAAATGGATGAAAGAGGATCAGGAGTTTGCTAAGGAAGTGGAGGACATTGCTAATGTTGCATTAGATTTTGCAGAGAGTCAATTGTATAAACAAATTGCAGATAATTCAACTGCTGCTACAATCTTCTATTTAAAAACCAAAGGGAAAAAAAGAGGATATATTGAAAGACAGGAAATAACAGGAGCAGATGGAATGCCTACTAACTTTCAAATTGAGATAATTGGATCAAAAAAAGATAAGGACTAATATTGTTTATGATCATTTATTACTTTCAGAAAATAAGATCATAGTTGAGCAGGGAGGGACTAGGTCTGGAAAGACTTATAATATTCTTCTATTCATCATTTTTGAGTATTGTACTCATAACAAAGGAAAAATTATAACAATATGCAGAAAGACATTTCCAAGTCTTAGAGCAACAGTTCTAAGGGATTTTCTTCAGATCCTTAGAGAGCATCAAATATATAGAGAGGAATACCATAACAAGTCTAATTCAGAATATAATCTATTTGGGAATTTAATTGAGTTTACATCCTTAGATCAATCTCAAAAAATTAGAGGAAGAAAAAGAGATCTACTTTTTATTAATGAAGCAAACGAATTATATTGGGAGGACTGGCAACAATTAATATTCAGAACTCAGGAAAGGATTATAATTGATTTTAATCCATCAGATGAATACCATTGGATATATGACAAAGTAATAACAAGAGAAGATTGTGAGTTTCATAAAACTACTTATTTAGATAATCCTTTTTTAGATGAATCAATCATTTCAGAGATTGAAAGGTTAAGAGATACAGATGAACAGTATTGGCAGATTTATGGATTAGGAGAAAGATCTAGTTCTAGGAGAACAATATTTAGATACCAAGAGATTAATGAGATCCCAATAGAAGCAAAATTAATAGCATATGGCATGGACTTTGGTTACACAAATGATCCTACAACATTAGTTTCTGTTTATAGTCAGGATTATAATCTTTATATTCATGAGCATCTTTATAGAACTCAAATGACTACAAATGATATTCATAAATTTCTAAGGTCTGAGAATCTTCATTCTAATCCTATTTATGCAGACTCAGCAGAGCCAAGATTAATAAGTGAACTTAGGAAGATGGGACATAATATTCATTCTAGTATTAAGGGCAGAGATTCTGTTAATGCAGGGATTGATTTATTAAAAAGATATAAGATTCATATCACAAGTAAATCTAATAATGCGATACAGGAGTTTAGGAATTATAAATGGAAAGAGGATAAGTCAGGAAAACTCATAAATATAGCAGAGGATCTTCATAATCATATTATTGACCCATGTCGCTATGCAACTTATTCAATCTTATCTAGACCTAATTTTGGAAAATATGCAGTTCAATAAGTAATCCGAATTTATTGTTCGTATGACCTTTTTATGTTTGTATTATAATAAGCCATAAGGCACATAATTTAAAACCTAGAAATCGCAGAAACACAAAACACAAATTTACAAATTGTTGAATTTTTATTAAATAATGAAAATGAGACTAACAAATTTTATCAAATCTATGAACTTTATAAAAAAGTTTATTTTAATCAATCAAGCAGACACATTTCAGAATTAAACTCAGTTACTCATGATTGGGTTGTATCATGGATTTATAGTGATATAGCAGTATATTTAAAACCATATACATCTCATCAAATAGATGATTATATTGCAATTCTTTCAGACTTGTTTATGGAAAAGTATCTCAAAGAATTTGGAGAATATCCAGATAATTGGTGGGAGAGTTAATTTAAATGGGAGTTGAAAAGCTCCCTTTTTTTATTTCTTAAAACTTTTTATTAAATTTTTTGTTTATAACTAAAATAATGTTATCTTTGAGTATTATTAATTTAAAAACAAACAAACAGAAAATGGCAAAATTTAGAAATATTAGAAGATGTTTTACAGAACAAGAAATATCTGATCAATGGTTTATTATGGAAAATGCATTATTAGAATGTTCAATACAAGAAAATTTATCTTTAGATGACATAATGATTTTTGCATCTCCAACTAGAACAGGAATGTATTATATTATTGATAGATGTGATAATCCTTTAAAAGATGCACCTAAAACTTGGTTTGCAAAAAAATTCGTTTAATTTAAAAATAATAATAATTATGAGAACACAAGCAGATGATATTAGAGATCAAATAGAGTTTTTAGAATATGATCTTAAATTAGCTAATCCAGAATTATGTCCAAGATATTGCAAAGAACTTGTAAATGAAATCATGGAATTAAAAAGTATATTAATAAATATTCAATAGATGTATAAATTAGAAAAATATAAACAAAACCTTACTATTCAGGGGACACAGGTCTGGTCTTATTCAACTCATGTTGCTACAATAGCAAATGACAAATTATATCAATTAGGTTATTGGTCGCAAACTACTCAAAAGCATATTAACTATGTGGCTGATCAGCTTGACTTAGATTTAATAAAATAATATCTTCAACCTATGGATCATATAAGAAATTTGAAAGATCTGGAATATTATACAAATATGTATCTCAGTACAGGACTTGTGAAAAAGTGGAGAGATGCTAAACCTGATAATCCAGAATTAAAAAAGATAGCAAAGGCATTAGTTGAAATTACATTTTATGTGATGAATCTTCAGGATGATTTAGAAAAGAATAAAATATTAGTTTCTGATTATAGATATGCTATGAATAAAGCTAAATTAGAATTGCAGGAATTAAAAGAAAATAAAGAAGAATATGAAATCTAGTTTTATTTTTGAAAATGATGAGTTTATTTTAGAGGTATTATATACCTATGAAAAAGGAATGGATGGAGATGGATGGTTAGTTCCTGATGATCCTGATGAATTAGAATATGAGAAAATTAATCTTATTGGAAAGATTGAAGAAGATGGATCAGAAACTATTTTTAATGTGGAAATAGAT